ACAGTGGCTATGCCTAGTGGTAGCATTGTTCAAGTTGTTCAACGAGAAGTGGGGAATAACTCTTTTTCAACAACAAACAATGCAACATATACTGATGTGACAAATTTTTATGTAGATATTACACCAAAGTTTAGTGACAGTATTATTATTTTTGAAGCAGAAGTCATAGGCAATGTTAATAACAGTGCTACTCATGCAGATTTTAGGGTTGTAAACTCGAATAATTCAGACGCACTTATTCATACTGGCTCAAGTACAGCAACTTTTGGATATTACAATACTATG